AAGGAAGGATTTTTAAGGGTGACCACTTCATTTTTACTGACGCTTGGCATCCTGGGATTATTAACCTTAAGTATATGTCCGAGTTGTTGGACATTCCCGTCACTATTCACGCCCTGTGGCACGCCGGAAGTTACGACCCACAAGACTTCTTAGGACGCTTGATTGGTAATGCTTCGTGGGTTAGGCACAGTGAGAAGGCATTCTTTCATGCTATAGATCATAACTACTTTGCTACAGACTTTCATATTGATATGTTCTGTGCTAACTTACTTAATGACGGGTTATTCGAAAATCCGTGGGCAGAAGAAGATAAAACAGATATGATTGCCAGTGGCAAGATTGTGCGCACTGGCTGGCCCATGGAATATATGCCCACTACTATTAGTCCTTTTAAGACTAAGAAGCGTGACCTAATCTTATTCCCACATCGTATAGCACCAGAGAAGCAGGTAGAAATCTTTAAAGACCTAGCGGCTGCACTGCCACAATACGAATGGATCGTCTGTCAGGAACTTGGATTAACTAAAGAAGCATATCATACCCTACTAGGTGAAGCTAAGATAGTGTTTAGTGCTAACCTACAAGAAACATTAGGTATTAGTATGTATGAAGGTGCCTTAACTGATGCTATTCCAATGGTGCCCAATCGTCTAAGTTACAGCGAAATGTATGCCGACGTTTGGAAATATCCAACAGAATGGACTGAGTCCTATAGCGGTTTCTTACACCATAAGAAAGACCTATGTGATAAGATTGTAGAGTTTATGACTGACTATGATGAGTATGCTAAGTTAGTTCCGCAACAAGCACGTAGTCTACATCATGATTTCTTTTCAGCAACTGAACTACTAAAGAACATTAAATGACCTTTGATGCTATAGCAAAATTTGAACGGGCACTAGGAGAATTCACTGGCGCACCGTTTGTTGTCATGACTGATTGCTGTACACACGCAATTGAGCTATGTCTACGTTACGATCAAGTTAAACGTACTATGTTTCCAGCACACACCTATCTAAGTATTCCGATGACTATGGAAAAATTAGGTATTAGCTACGGATATACTAGATTAGATTGGCTTGGTGAATATCAATTTTCTAATACACGTATTTGGGACAGCGCACGACTACTACAGTTGGGTATGTATCGCAAAGGTCAGATGCAGTGTTTGAGCTTTGGACATGATAAACCATTAACTGTGGGACACGGCGGCGCCATTCTATTAGATGATGCCCAAGCATATGAAACACTTATTCGTCAACGCTATGATGGCAGAGATTTGACAGTTAGCCCGTGGCAAGAACAAAAAGTTTTTGACGTCGGATACCACTATCGTCCAACAATAGAAGACGCAGTACGTGCTTTAGAATTATTACCTAGTGTAGACCAAGCACCTAAATACAAACAGTATCCAGATCTTCGTGAAATTATTATTAAATGATATACCCATTAGCACATAATAGTTGGGATACCGCCGAAACAGAAGTGTTACTTAAAGTAATACAAAGTGGGCGTTATACCATGGGCAACGAAGTATCTGAATTTGAAGAACAATTTGCCAAGTACCATCAAGTCAAATATGCTGTTATGACTAATAGCGGCAGTAGCGCAAATTTGCTAATGTTGTCAGCACTTCGGTACGACGCTCGATTTAATCTACAGTCTGGTGATGAAGTAATTGTGCCAGCAGTCAGTTGGTCGACTACATTTTTTCCAATTCATCAGAACAATTTTAACTTAGTGTTTGTTGATATTAATAAGTATACACTTAACATTGACGTTGATGCTGTAATAGCGGCTATTACTACTAAAACTAAAATTATTCTAGCAGTTAACCTATTGGGCAATCCTGCTGAACTTGATCGATTATCTTTAATATGTAAGGAAAACAACATTATACTGATTGAGGATAACTGTGAGAGTTTGGGAGCGGCCCTTAATAATAGATACTGCGGTACTTGGGGATTAATGGGTTCATTTAGTTTCTTTTTCAGCCATCATATACAAACTATGGAAGGTGGTATGGTATTAACCAATGATCTCAAACTTGCGCAAATGATAAAAAGTTTAAGAGCACACGGGTGGTTACGAGACTTACCTAAAGAAAATTTAGTATGTAACAAAATAGGTGATGCTTTTAAAGATAGTTTTAGATTTGCTTTACCCGGGTACTGTGTACGACCGTTAGAAATGAGCGGGGCTGTTGGCAAAGTTCAATTAGATAAATTAGCACAACAATTAGATCAACGTAGACAAAATTCTCAAATATTTTCTCAGTTATTTGCGGACTGTGATTATGCTGATATACAGACAGAGTATGGTCAAAGTAGTTGGTTTGGGTTTTCTATTGTGCTTAAGGGAGTTTTAGAACATAAGCGAGATGATGTTATATCTGCGCTAACTGCGGCAGGAGTTGAGACAAGGCCTATAGTAGCTGGAAATTTTATTAATAATCCAGCGTGTAGATTTATGAATTATAGGGTAGCTGGCACTACTATTAACGCAGATTATATTGATCGTTGCGGATTCTTTATTGGCAATGATGGTAGAGAATTAACTGAGAATTTAAAATTAGTAAAATCTGTATTAGACACACAGTATAATGCTATACAAAGGACTCTATGAAGAAGGCATTTATTACAGGAATAGCAGGACAAGACGGGTCATACCTTACAGAGTTTCTATTAGAGCAAGGATATGATGTCTATGGTATTATTAGACGTAATAGCGTAGCTGAAAATCAAACGTCGCGATTGGACCAATCATTTGATAAAATAAAACATAATTTGGCGTACGGCGATCTATTAGATTTCTCGTCATTGTTAAACATTATGCGTGACGTACAGCCCGATGAAATTTATAATCTAGGTGCGCAATCGCATGTTAAGGTTAGTTTTGATCAACCTATTTACACCGCATCAGTTACTGCTATTGGGACGTTAAATCTATTAGAAGCTGCCAGACAAATAACTCCTACAGCAAAAATATACCAAGCAAGTTCGTCGGAGATGTTTGGTAATCAATTTGACATTGATGGGTTTCAGCGAGAAACAACTAAAATGATCCCAGTATCACCGTATGGCTGCTCTAAGGTATTTGCTCACAACCTTTGTGTGAATTATAGAAATTCTTATAACATGTTTGTCAGTACAGGCATACTGTTTAATCACGAAAGTCCTCGTCGAGGCAGTAACTTTGTGACTAACAAAGTTGTTAAGGAAGCAGTAAAAATTAAAAAAGGTCTTTCAACCCATGTAGCCCTTGGTAATTTAAACGCACATCGCGATTGGGGCCATGCTAGCGACTATGTCCGAGCAATGTGGTTAATTTTACAGCGAGAAAAACCTGATGATTTTGTATGCGCAACTGGTATAAGTCATTCAGTACTAGATCTAGTAGAATATGTGTTTGGTAAGCTAGAGTTAGATTATAAAAATTATGTAACACAAGATCCTAAATATTTCCGGCCGGAAGAATTAAACTTCCTTAAAGGTGATAGCAGTAAACTAAGAAATGCTACAGGTTGGTCTCCCACATATACATTTGAAACAATGTTAGACGAAATGATAGACTATTGGGTGAAATACTATGACTAATATATTAGTAACAGGCGGTGCGGGGTTAATTGGCAGCGAGTTTACAGAAGTAAACAAAACAACACGTCGGGAATTTGACCTGTCGGATTCAGAACAAGTTAGATTGATGTACGAAAAATATAAACCCGAATATATTATACACACCGCAGCCAAAGTTGGTGGTGTACTGGCCAATACTCGCTATCCTGCTGAATTCTATCGAGATAATATACTAATCAATACAAATGTTATTGATTATGCGCAAAAATATAATGTTAAGAAACTATGCTATTTTAGTTCTACCTGTGTTTTTCCAGACCAGATCGACTATCCCCTCACTGAAGATAAGATTCATTTAGGAGCACCACACAGATCAAATTTTGGCTATGCGTATGCTAAACGAATGGCCGGCATTCAAATTGATGCTTACAATCAGCAATATGGTACAGATTACTTTGAAGTTATTCCAACTAATGTATATGGTCCAAATGATAATTATAATCTTGAAAGCGGCCATGTTATTCCTTCGTTGATTCATCGTTGTTATTTGGCTATTAAAAATAACACTGACATTGTTGTATGGGGTTCGGGCGAACCTCTTAGAGAGTTTGTATTTGCCCGTGATGTTGCTACAATTAGCTCGTTACTATTAACTAAAGATCAGGTAGGTTCAGTAATTGTTAGTTCATCTGCTGAAATTAGTATTAAAGACTTGGTAACTGTTATTTGTGATAAAATGAAATTTAAAAATAACATTATTTTTGATGCGGATAAACCAGACGGCCAATATCGTAAGAACACCGACACTAGCAAACTAAAGAAATTGTTAGGTGATGTTACTTTTACATCATTGGATCAAGGGCTTGATGAAACTATTGAGTACTTTTTATCTAATTATGCGTCGATTCGAAAATAAATTATCAAACTTGTTGACAACGACCTAAATAAACCTATATACTATTATTAACTACGCCAATCCACTGGCTTAACATCGGAGACATAATGTCAAAATACACACTTAGCGAACACATTCGCAACAATCTAAAGAAAGATAACAAACGTTTCTGGGCAGGTGATAACATCTCAGAATATATCTCAGAAGAAGATAAAGTAAAATTAATCAACGAAGCAACCTTAGCATTTGAGGATGTCTTAGACGCATTACTTATTGATCGTGAGAATGATCCTAACAGTCGAGGCACAGCTAGACGACTAGCTAAGATGTACTTCAATGAGATCATGGCGGGTCGATATGAACCAGCACCAGACGCAACAGCTTTTCCAAATGATAGTCAAGACCGTTACACAGGCATGCTTGTGGTTCGTAGCGAGTTACGTAGTATGTGTTCTCATCATCATCAGCCTGTTAGTGGGGTTGCCTACATCGGTATCATTGCCGCTAATAAACTTATTGGCTTGTCTAAATATACCAGAATAGCACAATGGTGCGCTCGTCGAGGCACTTTACAAGAAGAACTTGCCAATGACATTGCCCGTGAAATAATGAAAGCAACTGATGCCGTAGACGTAGCAGTTTACATTCAAGCAGTACATGGTTGCTGTGAGAATCGCGGTATTATGGCACATAGTTCATTAACTCAAACAACTGTCTTACACGGTGCGTTTAAAGCTGACCCAGACACTAAGAAAGAGTTCTTTGATAATATTAAATTACAACAAGAGTTTGCGCCTAGATAAGGAATAGATATGCAGATAAGAGCAACAACAAATGGTAAATTCGGTTCATGCGGCTGTGGCCGCAGTGCGAGTGGAGACTGTGACGGTAGCCACAGTTACACACCAGAACAGTGGGCTAAGATACAAGAAGCAAAAGCCAATGATGAATTCTTAAATGAAAAGAATCGCGGGAGCGACAATGACTTGGTTTGATCGTTGGATCTTACGCTGGTCAGATCGTATCCGTATGAAGGGTTCTATAGAGGAACTAGTTGAATCACCAAAGCGCGGTCGCCGCGGCAGTAATAAACTTAGTGTTACTAGCACCCGCAGAGTAGAACATAACTATGACGACGAAAGTGTTATTACTTTTAAAATCTATGGTGCCAATGGTGGTAAGATTGTAGAAACATCACGCTACGATGATAAAAAAGATAACGAAAGTATTAGACGTTATGTCATTGGTGAAGACGCTGATCTAACTGAATCGTTAAGCAAGATCGTTACATTAGAATACATGCGTTAAATTGGTTGACATTTCCTAAAAAGAGTGTATAATATAATACTGTTCTCTTTTTAGGAAGTAGTCAAATTGAAAAACTTAATCTTAGCATCATTATTAGTAGTTTCTTTTACTGCTAACTCAGAAACACTCAACCTAACTCCTTACAACACAGCAGAATATACAGCAGATTCTATAGCCAAAGGCAAAACTGGCGATGATTTTCTGCGAGCAATTAACGCTAATTCAGCATGGGCACGTGGCTATACAGGCAGCGGCAGTTTAATTCTTATCATTGACAGCGGCATTAACGCTAATCATAAAGAGTTTACTAATAGTATTCTTTATCAAAAAAACTTTATCAATAGCAAATACGGTATGGGAGACCGTGTGGGCCATGGTACTGGGCTTGCAGGCATTGCCGCAGCCAATTGGGACGGTATTGGTATGGCGGGTGTGGCACCAGATGCTAGTTTAGCTATTGCTAAAGTTACTGATAATACAGCATATAACTTTAGTCAAGCACGTGAAGCACTTAAATGGGGCAACAACATTGGCGCAGTTGTAGCTAACATCAGTGCCAACTATACCTATGATACGGCCTATCTTAAAAATATGTACCTATTAGGTGACGGTAAAACGTGGGCTAATAAAGATACGCGATATGTTGGTCGATACTTTATGGGTGAAGATCCCAATATGTGGAAGTCTTACCTAGGACCTGAGTTGATTCTAGTCAACAGTGCTGGTAACAGTGGCCGTGCTTATGCTGAACAACCGGGTACACTTGCTACAGCCACAGATGCTAAAGGTAATTTAATCTTAGGTGGTCGGGTGATCATTGTTGGTGCTTGGGACGTTGATAAAAATGCTATAGCTACATACAGTAACCGAGCAGGTAGCATTTGTCGCAGTGTGGTTAATAGGCAGTGTAAAGACTTATATCGTGTTAGTGACTTCTATATCCTAGCACCAGGTAATGCGTTTACCTCGGCTAAAACTGGAGATACTTACAATATCCAAACAGGTACTAGTCAGGCGGCCGCCGCAGTATCGGGCAGTGTTGCTGTTATTAGTCAAATGTGGCCTTACATGAAAGGTGAAAACATTGTTAAACTGTTAATGGTTACTGCTAATAAAGATCTGCCAGGGTACGACAAAGAAGTATTTGGTCAAGGTCTACTTGATTTGGAACGAGCAACACGGCCAGTCGGCACATTAGGTATTCCTACAGCAGGACGTACAGGTAAGATCGCCTTATCTGGTGGCTTTGCTACTAATACATCAGGCGGCCTAAGTGCTATTAGTAGTAAGTTAAGTAGCGTTGTTTCCATTGATGACTTTGGTCGTAATTATAGTGTAGACCTAAGCCAAAGTGCCGCAACACGTACAGCTCGTGCTGATTTCAATCCTATTAACAAGGCAAACTTCTATTATAATTATAATCCTTATGCTAGGTTAAACTACTACACATTTAGTGGAGAGCAGTTCGCTGGCGAGTATGATGTTAAGTTTGCTATGAATGAGGTTACAAATACAGCACAATTTGAAGTTGGTAAAACTTCAAACCTAAATAAAGATACTGACATGCGTGTGGGCTTTGGTATGTTAAATGAACGCAACAGTTGGATGGGCAATAGTATCGGCGGCATGTTTGGTCAAGTTGATGCTAGTTACACTCAGTTTATTAACGTGACAGGGCAACATCGTCTAAATAAGAATGTAACAGCGTTTAGTAGTGTGTGGGTAGGAAGTACACAGGCTAATTTGTCTAATACTGGATTAGTTACTAATGTTGGTAATACACAAAGCTATAGTTGGCATGCTGGACTAGACTGGTCACAAGACGCACACAGCGTTGGGGCTACAGTAAGTCAACCAGTTACAGTATACCAAGGATCGGTTGATGTTACCATACCAGTTGCTATGTCAGCGGAAGGTGTAGTACAATACAGTAAAGAGCGTGTAAGTATTGCGTCTAATGTTAATGAATATGATGTTGGCGCTTACTACAAATACAAAGCCAAGGGCACTAATTTAATTGCCTACACCGAACACCAAATTAATTACTTGAATCAAGTAGGTGTAACTAACAACCAAGTAGGATTTGCTTTAACCAAGGAGTGGTAAAATGTCTATTAACAAAAAGTATTACGATTATCTACACATTCACGAGATGGTTAATAAGATCGCATGGCAAATGTACAAAGACAACTGGCGCCCGGACTATATTGTAGGACTTACCCGTGGCGGGCTAGTACCAGCAGTTATTATGAGCAACACATTGGGTATTCCGATGGAGACTTTAAAAGTTAGCCTACGTGATAGCGATAGCGAGGCTGAAAGCAACTTATGGATGGCTGAAGATGCGTTTGGTTATGACTATCCAAATGAGATAGTTGAAACTCACCCTACGTCAATATACGGCGAAGAAGGTCAGGGCAAAAATATTCTTATCATTGATGACATCAACGACACTGGTGCTACATTAGATTGGATTATTAACGATTGGCAGGCTAGTTGTTTACCCAACAGTCCAAAATGGGCAGATGTTTGGGGCAACAATGTACGCTTTGCTGTGTTAATTGATAACCTAAGTAGCAAGTTTAGTCGTAAAGTGGACTATTCAGCTAAAGAAATTAACAAAGCAGAAGAAGATGTTTGGATTGTCTACCCCTGGGAACGCTAATTGAAAAATGTTTATCTATGGAGTAAAAGTATTGTTAGTGGTACTGTTATCCCATTGCTATGGTTCTCGGCTAAGACTTATTTTGAAGAAAATGGTCTTAGTCCCCACGACTGGTCGTGGCACGATCCTTTCCTAGCCACAAGATCTAAACAGGACATATTAGATCTATGTGCTAGCGCACCACCAGATGTATTTGGACTTTCATTGTACGTATGGAATTATCTAGATGCCAATGACCTTGCTAAAACTATAAAAGAGTTATACCCTAACTGCCTTATTGTCTATGGTGGTGCTCAAATTGACATCAAATATTCTAATGACTTTTTCCTTAAACATCCTTGGGTTGATTTAGTAGTACCCAGCGATGTTTATGGCGAACCTATAATAACACATCTATTAGATAATTACGATAATCTAAAAGTAGCAGACATTCCGGAAGTATACTTTCATAAGCAAGGCATTAAATTTAAATCTAGACACGACTTTAAAAAGCGCGAATTTAAATGGCCAACTAACATATTTGAAAAACAAGCTGACTACTTTACATTTGACCCAAAAGATTCGTTTGTCATATACGAAACTTCACGAGGTTGTCCTTATCGTTGTATCTATTGCGATTGGGGTGGCGGCACATTTACTAAAGTTGTTAAAAAACCTAAGGAAACTGTATATAGCGAATTAGAATATTTGGCCAAATACGGAATAGACACAGTTTACTTTGCTGACGCTAACTTCGGTATTTACAAAGAAGACATTGATACTATAAAATTCATAGTTGGCCTAAAGGAAAAATATGGATATCCTAAATCAGTCATACTTGAAAACGCAAAGAATAATTTAGATCGTGTGATAGAAATACAACGACTGTTAATAGCCAATGGGTTAACCTGGTACTATAAGATAGCAGTACAAAATCCTCATGATGAAATTAAAAAGAATATTGATCGGGTAGATATCCCATTTGATCAATACTTAAAAAAGGTAGTGGACTTAAAAAAAGAATATAATGCTCCCATTCTAGTAGAAACGATATTAGGATTACCGGGCGATAGTTATCAGCTTACACTCGACAGTATTGATATGTTCAATGGTGATGAAATCGAAACATATCGTCCTGCTATATGGATGCTATTACCAGAAGCACCCGCATATGATCCTAAGATGCGAGCGCAATTTGAGATCAAAACTAAATGGTTTGAGATATATACCCATCCATTTAGATACAAACCAAATTTAATACACGACGAGGGTGTGATAGCATTAGCGAGTGAAAGCCCGATGCTGGCAGAAAATGTTATTAGCACATATTCTTATTCTAAATACGAGTGGTGCGATATGCTGTTGCTAACGATGATTCAAGGACTAGCCAAACCTACCGGTCTTATATTTTTAATAAACTACATAACTTCAACTGCTAATGTAAAGCCGAGCGAAGTATATGATTTAATATATAAAGAAATGTTAGTTAACTGTAAGTTTGACTCAGATGTGCTTAATGAAAAAGTCAGCGGCTTACTTACGCAATTACATCGGTTAGTGGATGATGACTCAGCTACTATGATTGAGTTTGACATTGATTCTAAGTTTCCGTTATTGTTGGGGCCAAACACCTATCTAACGTTTATGGTAATGCTATATCCACAAGATTTCTTTCAATCGATAGGTAAAGTGTTTGGGAATCATTTCAATGATAGTAAGATACAAGATCTGAGTAGATACTTGGCTAATATTATGATTGACATAAATTACAATCCCGACGTTGGTCGCAAGTTTGTTACTGATTATAATTGGTATGGATATTTTACAGATAAAAAAGAGTTGATTTATGGGCAATATGAATATACAATATTAGATAAGCTGTTAAAATTTAGTAAATCAAATGATTTCGAACAGTCTGATTACCCAACAGCGGTAGATGATGTACAAAAAATGAAACAGTTTTTTTACCATCGGGCCAGTAATCAAGCTAGAGCAAAGTATGCTAAACATATTATTGAGAATAAATTATGAAATTAAAAGTCAGTGAGATATTTTATAGTGCGCAAGGTGAAGGACGCTTCGTAGGTGTTCCTAGTGTATTCTTACGTACATATGGTTGTAACTTCCAGTGCGCTGGCTTTGGAATGGCAAGAGGCACCTGTTCAACTGAAGCAGATGAAGTTGCTAAAACAGTACAGCTATACAATCGTTATGAAGACTTGCCGTTGGTTAATACAGGTTGCGATAGCTATGCGTCATGGCACCCTAAATTCAAACACCTAAGCCCGACATTAGACACAAGTGAAGTAGTTACTAAACTATTAGAATTAGTACCAGGCGGTGATTGGGTGTTGCCTAATGGTAATGATGTACACTTAGTGATCACCGGTGGTGAACCGTTATTGGGTTGGCAACGTGCTTATGAAGAATTATTAGATGATCCTCGTATGGCTTCACTACAAAATATCACATTTGAGACTAACGGTACTCAAGAACTACATGAAGAATTCGCTGATTACTTGTCATTCTGGGCATTTAATCGCGCTGGCGCTGGCCGCAGACCAGACATTACATTTAGTGTTAGTGCTAAACTAAGTGCTAGTGGCGAGAGTTGGGCTGATGCTATTAAACCTGAGATAGTCTGTAGTTATGAAGAATTTGGCACAACCTACCTTAAGTTTGTAGTTGAAAAACCTAGTGATTTTGATGAAGTTGATCAAGCAGTATCAGAATATAGACGTGCTGGCTTTACAGGTGTTATATATATTATGCCAGTGGGTGGTGTTGTTAGCGTTTATGACGGTAACAAATTTAACGTAGCAGACGAAGCAATGTTACGTGGTTATTATTACAGCCCAAGATTACACGTTGATCTTTGGGGTAACAGTTGGGGCAAATAAATGAGTAATCTAACAGTGTTAAAGCGATACGATTCTAAATATTTAGAATCAGCATGGGACAACAAGATATTAAATTATGATACCAACAAGTATGATTGGGAAGGATTGTTCTTACATACAATACAAGAAAAAATCCCATCAATTGAAAATTTAAATCAACTACACTTACATATTACCTTTTCGCAAATACCTGAGATTCGTCGATATCTTGAGGCAATGACCAGGGGTGACTATTTCCAATCATTGATCGATCAGTTTTTTGAAGAATATGTTAGCCCGTTACTACCAAATACGGACTTTATGGTTCAGACTGTTCCGGGAATACGATTAGTTTTACCTAACCAAGAACAGCAAGGGAAGTTATTACCGTGGCATACGGGGCACCATACAGGGTATAATAATGGTATCTATTCTATCTGGACTCCAATTACTAAAACTTGGGGAACTAATGCCATGCAGGTTTTATCCTGGGATGACACCATCGATGTAATGAACAAATTCCAAGGCGAACAACAGTCATTGTATCAATTACAGGAATTGTGTAGATCAAAAGCATACCCAACAACAACCGAAGTTGGGCAATCGTGGTTGTTTAATCAAGGGCATTTACACGGGAATTTTAATAACGATACTGGAACTAGTAGAGTTAGTTTTGATACCAGAGCTTTAATTAAAGGCACAGATTACGGTTGCCGATATCCGGGGGGATTTTATAGAATACGCAATGAAAAAAATAAATTTAAAATACCTAAAAATATCGATAATAGAAATTGGATAGTGTTTTCAGACCAAGGCAGTGACTATATTGGAGCAATCCCGCAATTTATTGTTAGAGAATTTATGATGCAGTGGTGTAATAATCGTAACATTACTCCATACGATTGGCAAAATGAATATTTACACGTGGATTGGAATCCAAACTTACAATTTTTTATGGAAATGGGCACAGCTAAAGGATTCATATTTCCAAGTATATACGCAATTTCCTCAAGTGTTGAGGATAGGGTTAAATTATTTAAAAAGGCACTCGACAATGGTATTCATATGATATTCATTGACGAGAACATTTATTTAGATTCAAATGATGCGTTAGAATACATTAAAAAAATATATTCTTTTGCGTATCCAGAGGAATAAGTTGATGGTTGAATCACATAAACGTACATTAGTGCGTATGGTCAGCTATCGCATTACTGCTTGGTTGTTTACAATCTTTTGGACCTATCTATACACAGGAGATCTAGCAGGTAGTACAGGGTTTGCTACCTTGTTACACATATTATTAAGTGTTGATTATTATATACACGAGCGTATTTGGTTAAAAATTAAATGGGGTATTAAATGAGTTATTTGTTTACAAGTGAAAGTGTTAGTGAAGGACATCCAGATAAGGTAGCAGACGCTATCAGTGATGCTATTTTAGATTTGGTTATGGTACACGAAGATACCAGCATGCGTGTTGCTTGCGAAACTTTAGTTACTACCAATCGTGTTATTATTGCCGGAGAATATAAAAATGTTGCCCTACATCAAGCGCAGATTGAAAGTGCCGTACGCAAAGTCATTAAAGACATTGGCTACGAGCAAACAGGGTTTGATTGGCGTACAGTTGAAATCACAAATTTATTACATGGGCAAAGTGCGGACATTGCACTAGGTACAGACACATTTGGTGCTGGTGACCAAGGACTAATGTTTGGCTACGCTACAAACAAAACTCCTAACTACATGCCAGCAACTATTTACTACAGTCACTTGATCGTAAAAGAACTAGCACGTCAACGCAACGGTGATCAAACTTGGTTAGGTCCAGATGCTAAGTCACAAGTAACAATTGAATTTAACGATGATCATTCTATCGCTCGTATTGCTAAGATTGTGTGCTCAACTCAACATAGTGAAGACACAAGTATTGAACTAGTACGAAGTATGGTAGAGCTATATATTCGTCAGGTAATTCCGGCAGAACTATTAGTTAATACAGAGTTCTTAATTAATCCAACTGGCAGATTTGTTATTGGCGGACCAGATGGTGATACAGGACTTACAGGACGTAAGATTATTGTTGACACCTACGGTGGTAGTTGTCCTCATGGCGGTGGTGCTTTTAGCGGCAAGGATCCTACCAAAGTTGATCGTAGTGCTGCTTACATGGCCCGCTACCTTGCCAAGAACATTGTAGCCAGCGGTAAAGCAACTCACGCTACTGTACAATTATCCTATGCTATTGGAGTTGAACAGCCTATGAGTGTGTATGTTGACAGCGACGGAAATAATTTTGAACTTACCTCATGGATAACTACTAATGTAGACCTAACCCCTAGAGGCATTATCAACAGATTCAAACTATTCCGCCCTATCTATAGTAATACTACTAACTATGGACACTTTGGTAAGGATGGTTTACCATGGGAAGAGTTGGATTTATTTTAAGGATATATTATGGGATTATTTGATCGAATTACAGGCAAGACTAGACGTGAGGAACAAGCACGTCTAGCTGCTGAGGCTGAAGTTGAAAAGCAACGTCAAGCAGAGGAGCGCAAAGTTAAAGCGGCCGCCAAAAAAGCCGCTAAGGAATCTGCTAAACAAACACCTAAAGCCGTTGCTTCAGCCGCCGGTGAGCCGTGGGTTGAAATTATTGGTATGGAACTTAACCCCGATGACCCTGGCCAAGGCGCATTTGAATTAGACTGGAATGACAAGTTTGTTGCTAATCTAGTACGTGCCGGCTATCAAGGCAAAACTGATGCCGACATCGTTGACAATTGGTTTCAAACAGTGTGTCGCAATGTAATACTAGAAACGTATGAACAAGAACAAGCAGATCCAGAAAAACGAGCCAGTAACCGTAAAGATTTAGGTAACGGTAGAACGGAAGTAAGTTGATCTTATATGTAAACGGTGATAGCCATAGCTATGGATATGAAGCTGGTGGCCCGGAATTTAGTTATGGTCGGTACCTGGCAGATGCTATAGGTGCCGAGTTTGTTTGCGATGCGTATCCTGGTTCTAGCAATGATGCTATTATACGTCGAACTAGAGAGTATTTAAAAAATAATAATCCTGATTTTGTAGTCATTGGTTGGTCCACGTGGGAACGTGAGGAATGGGAGCTCAATGGTCAGTACTATAATGTTAATAGTGCTGGACACGATGTGCTACCGGACGAACTACAGCAACGATACAAAGAATGGGTAATTAATACAACTGCACATGATTATTGGTCAAATTGTGAGCTAGTATGCTATCATAAAATACTAGACCTGCATCGAGAATTGACTGAACGTGGTATCAATCACTTATTTTTTAATTGTTATTTAGAAATAAAAAATGATGTAGAACACAATTGGGATAATAGTTATATCTACCCCAAGTCTAAAGAATATACCTACTATTTTTGGTTAGAAGCCCAAGGATACATTCCTGTAAATAAAAAATGGCATCATTATGGTGCTGATGCGCATGAAGCATGGGCAAAATTCTTACTTCCCCACTTGACAAATCTTTAAAATGATTGTATAATAACAACATGAGATACCTATTAGTAGACACAGCAAATACATTTTTCCGTGCTAGGCACAGCGCACATAGACAAAGCGATACTTGGGATAAACTAGGTTTTGCTATTCATGTGACTTTAGCATCTATTAACAAATCGTGGCGCGATCAGAAAGCAGATCATGTTGTATTTTGTCTCGAAGGACGCAGTTGGCGCAAGGACTTTTATACTCCGTATAAAGCCAATCGTGCCGTAGCCCGTGCGGCCCAGACTGAAACTGAAGCCGAGGAGGATCGGTTATTCTGGGAAGCCTTTGATGGTCTTAAGACATTTATAAGCGAGCGTACAAACTGTACAGTGCTACAACACGGAGAGCTTGAAGCAGATGATCTAATCGCTGGATTTATTCAAGCACACCCCGACGATCATCATACTATAATTAGTAGTGACACTGACTTCTATCAACTGCTTAGTGAAAATGTTAATCAGTATAATGGTATCAGCGATGAGTTACATACTCTTACTGGCATCTATGATAAGAAAGGTAAACTTGTTATAGACAAGAAAACTAAAGAGCCTAAAAAGATTCCAGATCCCAAGTTCATCCTGTTTGAAAAGTGTGTGCGTGGTGATCCTACAGATAATATCTTTAGTGCTTATCCGGGTGTACGTACTAAAGGCACTAAGAACAAAGTTGGATTAGAAGAAGCCTACAGCGATAAAGACAAGCAAGGTTACGCTTGGAATAACCTAATGCTACAACGTTGGACCGACCACAATGGGGTAGAACATAAAGTTCTTGATGATTATAATCGTAATTGTAAGCTGGTAGATTTATCGGCCCAACCTGCGGACATTAAAGATAAAATCTTTGAAACTATTAAAACTAATGCTCGTCCAAAAACAAATCCTACAGTAGGCGCATACTTTCTTAAGTTTTGCGGCAAGTATGATCTAATTAAACTTAGTGAAAATGCTACAAATATAGCAGAGTGGTTGAAAGCTGGATATCCAGAATGATGGATAAAGCTCAGAAGTACCTAGCATTAGATTTAGAGCTTAACCAACCGAGTGGTAAGATCATTCAGGTTGGTATCGCTATTGGTAAAGCAGATGATCGCTTTGAAAACTATTTTACTAAGAAATGGTATATAGATCCCAACGAACCAATTGACCAATTTATCATTGACCTAACTGGCATCACAGATGCGGACATACGTGCTAACGCTGTTAGTCACGAAACTGTAGCCCGTGAACTAGGTGAACTTATCAAACAGCATAACTGTTTTGTTAATCCGGTTACTTGGGGCGGAGGCGATAGTGTTGAGCTACTAAATGAATTTAGTAATAAGTGTGTAGACTTTCCACACTTTGGGCGTCGTTGGATTGATACCAAGACATTCTACACCTTGCTGATGTTTGCTAAAGGTAAGAAACCTAGTGGTGGGTTAGCAAGTGCTATGGGATATTTTAAACTACAGTTCAAAGGTACAGCTCATAGAGCAGACGTTGATGCGGCTAATACTCTAGCATTGTTTTTTAAACTAATTGACCGGCAACGCAAGATGGAATTCTTAATAGAAGATGCTAAAGTTATATAGTTCTCTAATACTAGCTATTATCTTGATTGGGTGTGCTACTCCGGAAATAACCAAACTCAGCGAGCAAGACTATAAGATTGTGGGTAAACTTCATAAAGAAGAATACGATGAGATAATTACTATAGTTAAGCAACACCCTAACCAACCGTTGAATTTTTATGTTACATCAATTGGTGGTACTAGCGAAGATTTGTTAGATGCTATGGATACAGTATATCAACACGGACTAGTCAATTGGTATGCTGTAGACCACTGTGACAGTGCCTGTGCTATTATGGCCTTGGCTACACATCACGCTAACGGTGAGTTTAAACTACATTCGTTTTATTCGCACAAGCATCATCAAATACTTGCGGCTCCGGAATATAACGAACGTATACTTAAGAAACTAAACTCGTATGGATATGATACGGATCGTATACATCATATGTTTAACAGTGTAGAACAGTTATGGCCAATAGTTATTGAAGATGGCAAAATAATTGATTGACTTTACAACAAAACCTAAATATAATAGTAATATAAACCGAGGAAAAGATTATGGCATGGGTAATTGATAAAACATTTGAATTCTGTTATGGACACAGAGTTTGGACACAGAAACTAAATGGTGAATATGCGGCAGACTTAAAGTGTGCTTGTCGTCACCTACACGGACATGAAGGTAAGATGCAGGTGTTCTTAGAAAGCAACACAGGCAAGTTAGATTCCACTGGTATGGTTACAGATTTCCGTCACTTAGAGTGGTTAAAGAAATGGATTAACGAATATATTGATCATCAGTTTATTATCGATAAGCATGATCCACTATACAATAGTATTGTTGGCGATCGTGAACTAGTACCAGTTAAAGTGCCAGGCACAGATTATCTAGCAGGCTATCATTTGAACTTAGATGGCTTAGAACCAAATACACCAGAATATGAATACTACGAAGGTTTTATGGTTGTAGAGTTTGTTCCAACCAGTGAAAACCTTAGTGCTTGGATGGCAAACTTAGTCGAAGTTAAAATGTCTAAATTAGATGTAACTGTTAAACAAATTGATTGGTGGGAAACTCCTAAGTCACGCAGTACATTTATTAAAGGTTAGTTATGACCACAACTGTTTTTGTCTTACTAGCATTATTTGGTATTAAACACTTTATTGCCGACTTCCTAATGCAATATGACTACATGCTCAAAGAGAAGGGTATCTATGGCGCAGAAGGCGGCATTCATCATGCGGCAGTACATGCGGCCTTTACTTTATTCATTCTTGTATTCTTTGCGCATAGTGCCAATGCTATTATTTTTCTTGCTCTAGCAGATGGTGTTATACATTACCACATCGACTGGGCAAAACAACAACTAAATCGAGGTCTAACCACAGCCAATCACATGTTTTGGGTTTGGATGGGTGCTGACCAAGGTCTACATTACTTAACCTACATCGGAATTATCTATGTCGTCGCCTAAGCAAAAACTATGCGAATTTAAAGATACCTGCTCCGGTGTAGACACTTGCGGAGGGCCTATTGTGCCATTATTAGCTAAACCTATTGTTAAAAATAAATGTTGGGTAGTTGAACAGGATGGTACTAAAGTTGCTAGTATTTTAACTAGCCCAACTGGAGTTACACTTGTACACAAAGGTCGGAGAGAACGCTTTGGTAGCTTAAAACTGCTCAGTGAACGATACAATCTTATTGTAGATAAAACTAAACCAGCAAAAGTTCCACAAGAAACCCACACTGTTTATGATTATCCGTGTGAACATAAACCTAATAATGTACTTTGGGACGTTAAACACAGGTTACCTATCTTTACCAAAGGCAACAAAAGCAAAAGTTTCTTTTGCGCAGGATACTATATTGTACAGTTTAATAACGGGTGGGTTAAAAGCTACTGTCCTAAACTGATTACGCTTAATAGGTACCCTTACGCCGGGCCGTTTACAACTAAAGAAGAAATGCAGTTCCATTTACGAATTGCTAATGGAGGAACTGATGGAGAGTCAACTGACCATACATCTCAAAAACTTTAATAATAAAGTTAAAGTAATGAATCAAACTAACGCTAGAGATCTTACATTATCTAAATTAGAAGCACAAAACCTACAAGCTGATATATTTGAATTATTAACACAGATCGCAGAACTAGCAATCGTTAATGAAAAATCTACAGTAGAGTCTGTGGTTACTGTGGGCATGGATGGTGGTGGTTTCTAATTATATACGCAGTTATTTGGCATAAATAAACATACTATGTCAAGACCTAAACCAACAGTGCTGTTAGAGCACGTAAATAAAAGTAACTATAAGAGTGACCAGATTCTTAACAGTGAGGGTATCTGGGCGGTGTTTTATGATAGTCAACCTATCAATTTAAAAACACACAATATCCTGGTAGCCTATCCCGGACCTAAATACAAGAAAGTTTCATTTAGTAATCCCGGTCATGCTATTAACCTGGCTAAGAAGCTAAACACTCTATTTAAAACTGACAAATTCTCTGTTGTCTTATTGAAACAAGGCGATAAGATTTATCCTTAATCATGTCAACTCGTGCTGGTTCATTACAAGCAGAATGGCAGGCTAAGTTTTACGAACTAACTCCGTATTCAGTAAGTCCTAGCAGTTGGTGGTATAATCCAACTAATCATAACAGTCTGCGTCTGGTCCAAAAGGCCTATTTAGAAGTGCGTAAACACGTTAAATTCTATAAGTTTGAACTAAGCCACGATATACGTCCTCGTACGTTTGTACAGCTAGAGCGTTGGTTTAAAGAGCCCTATTACGTACAGAATCGCAAGACTATACACATTATCAGTGACCGTGATGCTATGATGTTAAGCCTTCACGCCAACAATCTCCAACAGTATCTCGACAATCAAAGCCTATAAACCGGTTGACTTTTTGGTTAAATGAGTCTATAATAGCATTTAACAGTTAGATAACAACACAGGAGAAACACTATGTCAGTAGCTACATTACTTAAAGAAATTGCTAACATTACTTCTACAGCAGAACTTAAAACCCTACACGAAGCAATTAAAGAACAGCATAATTTGCTTAGTCGTCGCACTGCGGTTAGTTTTAATCCAGGTGACACTGTGAGTTTTACAGGACGTGGTAAACGCACTGTTACGGGTACAGTTACACATGTTATGGTTAAGAATATTAAAGTTGATTGCGGTGTAAATGGCTTTTGGAATGTAGCCGCTTCATTGTTGTCTAAGGTATAAACTACTTGACAAACTAGTAGTTTGATAGTATAATAGTTTTTTAGTTAGTTAGATATTTTGTTTGTAAGTTAATTGAGAGGATTACAAATGGCAACAATAACAGAAAATAGAACAGTAACGGCTGTAGAAGCTAAAACAGCAATTTTACGTTGCTTTACAAAACAACGTCCATTGTTCCTGTGGGGTCCTCCGGGTATTGGTAAGAGTGAATTAGTAGAGGGCATTACTAAAGAAATGGGCGGCCGCATGTACGACCTGCGACTAGCGCAAATGGACCCAACGGACATTCGCGGCATTCCGTACTACAATAAAGACAACGGCTTGATGGATTGGGCTCCGCCAATTGATTTGCCTAGCGCAGAAGATGCTGCAAAATATCCTGTCGTTGTGTTGTTTTTAGATGAGATGAACAGTGCGGCTCCTAGTGTACAGGCTGCGGCTTACCAACTTGTATTGAACAGACGTATTGGTAAGTACGTGTTGCCAGACAATGTTGTTATAGTTGCGGCAGGTAACAGAGAAGGTGATAAAGGTGTAACCTATCGTATGCCAGCGCCGTTGGCAAATCGTTTTGTTCACTTGGAAATGCGTGTAGACTATGAGAGCTGGTTGCAATGGGCTACTGAAAATCGTATACACAAAGACGTGATTGGTTACATCTCATTTGCTAAACAAGACTTGTATGACTTTGATCCTAAGAGTTCAAGTCGTAGTTTTGCAACGCCCCGTAGTTGGAGTTTTGTTAGTGAGCTATTAGAAGATGGTATTAGTGACAGCACTATTACTGATTTAGTAGCAGGTACGATTGGCGATGGTACTGCTGTTAAGTTTATGGCGCATCGTAAGATTGCTAGCAAATTGCCTAAGCCAGAAGATGTGTTGGCTGGCAAGGTTAAAGAGCTACAAATTAAAGAAATTAGTGCTATGTACAGTTTAACTATTAGTATGTGTTACGAACTTAAAGATGCTTATGCTAAATTTGGCAAGGAAGATAATGCTAAATGGCACGACATGGCAGATAACTTCTTTAAGTTTATGATGGATAACTTTACTACAGAAGTTACTGTAATGGGCGCACGTGTTGCACTTACTACTTACAACTTACCGTTTGTACCTAACAAGTTGAAAAACTTTGATGAGTTCCACAAACGCTTTGGCAAGTACGTAGTAGCGGCAGTAGCGTAACTGTAAAGGAAAAGCCCCGCAAGGGGCTTTTTACATTCGATGAGTGATTTCAAAATAACTAAGATGGATCGTAGACATACCGGTCACGAGCTGTTTAATCATTATATAAATTATAATGTTTATGTTCGTGGTAACTATAATGCTATGTCAGAGAATGAATTAAATTTTCTCAAAGCCCGTGTTTGGTTTTGGGAAAAGTTTGGTCCAAGCGCCGAACTTGGTAAGTGTCATCGAATAAACAGTCTTACCCACCAAACCCCAAAATGGGCTTGGCAAACTGATCATCAACTACTAAGAATCTATGTTACAGAAGAAGCACTAGCATTCTTTACCTTAGCGCACTCTTCTTAGCTAATAGTTGCTCTAATCCTCCGCAGAGACCTATCTGCGGATCTTGTTTAAATTCATCTAGAGCGTTGATTAGAAAATCGTAGTCAACGTCAGGGTTGTTGTCGATCTGATTAGCCTGCCACCAATCATTACCTAAATGTCCCCAACGGTCAATCTTTTGTAGACCTATATGACGTACACCTATTCTCTTACATAAGTCTACATACTCACGTACTTCTTGATAGTTTTTATACTGTACAACATACTGTGTACTGACCTTAATACCTCTAGACACTAGTTCTCTAATACCGTCTAAAACAATCTCAAACACACCGCCTCTGATGTCACAGTAAGTGTTGGATGTTGCGGCGTCTAAACTTACAATAACTAGGTCGATTTGTGTGCTTATTCGGTCAATTAGGTCTAAATTCTTAGTAATTAGGTTACCATTTGTGGTAAAGCAAAAATTCCAACACTTGGGCACACGGTCACTGCGTAAGAACTGTTGATAAGCTGAGCTGGCAAATATATCGCCAGTGCCATCACCGTAGACAAATACTTTCTTGTCAAAGTCCTTATAGTCGTTGGCTAGTACATCAAGTATCTTTGCTACACGTGGATTAACTTCTTTACTATAGATATTAGAGTTACGACAGCTAGCACATTTTAAATTACAATTTTCATCTAGCTGTAACTGAATATTTGTAGGCAGTACAGGTAATGGATCAATGTGATCCAAACTAACCAATTGATCCAAATTCCAAAACTTTCCGCACTGATCGGGATTACAATGTTTAAAAGTTTGATCAAATATTGTACTTCTAAACTCTTGTGTCTTCTCATTACTAAACAGTTCTGTTAGGGTGTTGGTATTAAGATTTCCTATGAATCCTTTAGTATGCCAAGAATCACAAAGGCACAGGCCAACATTTCCAGACTTGTGTATATTAATGGTATCAAATGATCCGCTGCAGAATTTTAACATAAAATATTAGTTGACTTTTTTCTTGTTTGAGTATATAATACTTATAATGTTAAAACACCTAAGGAACATATAATGGCAACTACAGCAAGTACAGAAAAAGCAAAAAGTGTAACAGTGACTAACACTGCGACAGATAATGCTGTACGTGAAAAACTTATTACGGCACGTATTGCGCTGTTACTTAAGGCTCCATTTTTTGGCAACTTAGCAACACGTTTAAAACTTGTAAACGCAGACGAGTGGTTGCCTACTGCTGCTACAGATGGGCGTAACTTTTACTACAACAGTGAATTTGTAAACAAACTGCCACAGAAGCAAATTGAGTTTTTAGTAGGGCATGAAGTGTTACACGTTGTTTACGATCACATGGGCAGAGCTGGCGATAGAGATAAACGTTTGTTTAACTGTGCGGCAGACTATTGTGTTAACAGCGATTTGAAACAACAGCGTATTGGTGACTTTATTCCAATTGGGTTGTATAACAAAAAATACGATGGTTGGTCCAGTGAAGAAGTATACGACGATTTATACGAGAATGCTGACAAAATTGACATTGATGAGTTAATGAAGCACTTGCTTGATGAACACTTAGATGAAGACGGCGAAGACGGCGAAGGTGACGGTAGCGGCGGCAATGGCAAAGGTGATAAAGAAGGCAACGGACGTCCAGGCAAGATGACTGCTGAAGAAAAGAAAGCATTGCGTGACGAAATACGTGAAGCTGTACTACAAGCGGCAGAAGCGGCAGGTGCGGGTAATTTGCCGATGGGGGTTAAGCGTATGATTAATCAGCTTACTAATCCGCAGATGAACTGGCGTGAATTAATTCGTCAACAGATACAAAGTTTAGTTAAAAGTGACTTTACTTGGATGAAACCTAGTCGTCGTAGTTGGCACATGGATGCTATTTTTCCAGGTACTAACTTTGCCGAAACAATTGATGTTAGTGTAGCAATTGATGCGTCGGGTAGTATGAGTGAAGGTATGTTGCGTGATATCTTAAGTGAAGTTAAAGGTATTATGCAGAGTTTCGATGACTTCAAACTACGTGTTTGGTCATTTGACACAGATGTTTACGGTATGGAAACATTTACTCCAGACAACATTGACGACATTGACACTTATGAGGTACAAGGTGGCGGCGGCACAATGTTTGAAGCTAACTGGGAATTTATGAAGGAAAATGAAATTGCTCCTAAATTCTTTGTTATGTTTACAGACGGTTACCCAGGTGGTGGTTGGGGTGATGAAGACTACTGTGAAACATTGTTTGTTATACACGGCAGTACAAGTATTACTGCGCCATTTGGGCAAACAGCATATTATGAATTAAGTAAGGAGCATGCGTAATGTCAGTATATCATAGTTTTAGTTATACTCCAATAGAGTTAGCAGAACAAATGACTCGTGCCACACACGATACACTTGTTTACCTGTTAAAAAGTAAACATATCACTAATGAACAGTATAACGAATTGTCGGGTAAATTGATTGTTATGGCTGTGCCAAATAGTAAAGGATTTGGTAAGCGTCTATTGGAATACTTCTTTGGTGATAATAAAGAAGAGAATTCTTGGGTTTTTCCTATTGTAGAAGTAGCAACTCACTATAGACCTGCTACCCCAGAAAAGCCAAAGAATGTCACTAAACTTAACAGTAAACCTAAGTTAGAGATTGTAGAATAATGGCTTTGGGTTGGGAAGATGTACAGCGTATAAAGCGTGTAGAAGCTCGAGCAGAAGAGCTTGGATTTAAGTTTTCTTCTTCAGCTAATTATAACTACGGTAGTAATAACAATATAAGTTATATCTGTTTAAAACCCAAGGAAGATTGTTTACCACACTACAGTCGTGATGCCGATGTCTTTATAGGCACACTTGAAGAGATCGATACCTGGTTAACCGGTGTTGAATGGGCTCGTGGCTACGAAGAAATGCTTAAACTCGGCAATGATAAGAAACGTAAGGAAAAAGAACAAGTTGAACGTAATCGACAATTACTACGCACCATTAAAACTGGACGCAAAGTTGAAGGCACTGTTGGCACAACCAGTGTTGACGAATGGCGCTTACAACTCGAAGAAGAATACGCCGAAGAGATACCTTTTTAATGCTTAAACACGGTGAACCTAATCCCCTAAACATCTTTGGTCTGCGACAACTAGACTGGTGCCCACCTCACTTTGAATCAGTGTCATTTGATCTATATATTCAAGAAAAAACTATAACCGACTGGATCTATGAAAATTTAGAAGGTCGGTTTTACTTTGGACAAACTGATGTTAGAAAAGACGGTAAAGTTGTGCGCCAGTCAATTGCAGCATTTGAAAGTCTCAGCGAAGCTAGCTATTTTGGTCTATTCCTCCCGCAGATAAATCAATCCAAAAGTATTTGGTAAGAAATTTTTCCACCTGAGATAATGTCGTTAAATAAAAGTGTTCCCAATGGAGACTTTTATAAATGGCTAAGACGAAAGAACAAGTTCAAGCTGAACCATCAGCACCTGAACAAACAGAACCAGCAACACCAGGACTTACTTTACAAGACCTAGTACTAGTTGCACAAATCATCCAACTAACTAGTCAGCGTGGTACTTTCCGTGCTGAAGAACTAGAATCAGTTGGTGGTTTATATAACAAATTAATCGCATTTTTAGAAAGCGTAGGCGCTATTACTAGACCTACTGCTACACAGGAGACCTCAAATGATTAAGCACGTAGGAAAACACAATAACCGCCGTATTGCGGTTGTATATAGAACAGTACCAGATGAAGACCATATGGCTCTTGTGTTATACACAGAAACATTGCCAATGATGATCCACGATGAAGCAATGAAAGTATTAGAAAGCGACATTGGACAAAATGCCAAAGAATTAGCAGATGCGCTCTTCCGCCACATTATGCCAGATGGTGAAAACTGCCTAATGGCTATCCATCGTGGAGGCTATATGAAAAAAGTTCCAACTAATCAAGTTATTGTTACTCCAACACAAAACAGTAGCGTTCGATTAGATGAATTAAACGATATTCTTAAGAAAATGGAAGACGGTGAAGAAGCTGTTAAAAAATTAGCTGATGTTGATTCTAATCGTGGCTTCGGTGATCCATCTGCTAAGAAAGCTCGTGAAGTGGGTGAAGCTAAGAAGAATACTAAAACTACATCGAGTAGTGTAAATACAACTAGCGCAGATGTATTGTCTGATGCTGACATTGCTACACAACGTTTGGCACAAGCTACCCGTATGGAAGCCGAAGCTAAGAGTCTAATAGCAGAAGCTAAACGCTTAAAAGAAGAAGCTAAATCACTAGCACCAACAAAGGCTAAGAATGTCAGAAAACCTACCGCAACCAAAAAAGCCACAGCGTAAAAACTCAGCTAAGAAAGTTAACATGAATGTTAAGAAGCGTTGGCAAGATATTGTTAAAGGTGTTGATAAAAAGGAAGTACCAGTAAATGTGCTACAACGTATTATCGTTAGGCTCGTTGATGGTACTGACCTTAGTATTGACGTTACACAATTACTAGCCGATGGCGCTAATCCTGATGACATTGAGGAATTACTTAACAATAAATTTCAAGATTTAGACGAGTATATTGACAACGTTGACTTCTTTATTGACATTGATAAAGTAGTTAATGCTGTACAACCAGAAACAGACAAGGTACTAAAAGATTTATGATTAAAGCAATACTAGCTGCTACCAGTAATGGTGGCATAGGTAATCGCGGTACTTTGCCTTGGCCTAAACATAAAGAAGATCTTGCTTGGTTTAAAGAACACACTGAGGGCCACATTGTGGTAATGGGGCGTACTACTTGGGATGATCCTAAGATGCCCAAACCATTACCCAATCGTGTCAACTGTGTTGTTAGCAATAATTTAATTGCTGGACACCAGGTGCGCAGGTTACACGGCGATGTTCGTCAGCAGGTATTAGATCTACAAGCACAATTCCCTGACAAGGATGTTTATGTCATTGGTGGTAAGAGTATATACGAAGCCTGTGAGGGCATAGTAGAACGCATTTATCTAACACGTATGAAGCCAAACTACTGGACTGATACTCGTATCAATCTTGAACGTTGGTTAGCAACATTCCGCATCAAATCAGTCAAACCAGGTGAAAACTGTACATACGAAGTATGGGACCGTGATATATTCTTCGATTGACAGTTGAATTTATTTCTGTTATAATACTATAATGAAAACTTATCTTAACGCACTACATGATGTTCTAAACAATGGTACTGTACGAGAAGATCGTACGGGCACGGGTACCATTGGCATCTTTGGTATGCAACAACGCTACGATTTAAGTAAGGGCTTTCCAGCAGTTACTACTAAGCGGTTAGCGTTCAAAGCCTGTCTCAGTGAGTTGTTGTGGTTTATTGAAGGTTCAGGTGATGAAAAGCGCCTACGAGAGTTATTACATGGTAGTAGGGACTCTGAAAAGAGTACCATCTGGACTGCTAATGCCACAGCAACTTACTGGACTCCTAAAGCAAAGTTCGACGGTGACCTAGGTCGTGTCTACGGAGTACAGTGGCGTGATTTTGGTGGTGTGGATCAACTAGTACAATTAGTAGAAGGCATCAAGCGAGACCCCTACGGTCGTCGTCATATTATTACAGCATGGAATCCGGCAGAATTAGATCAAATGGCTTTACCGCCATGTCATTGTTTTGCTCAGTTTTATGTCAGTGCGGATGGTAAACTAAGTTGTCAATTATACCAAAGATCAGCGGATTTTCCGCTTGGAATCCCGTTTAATATTGCTAGTTATTCTATGTTTACACATATGATAGCGCAAGTATGTGGATTAGGAGTGGGCGAATTTATACACACAATAGGTGATGCTCATATCTATGTTAATCAAATTGAAGGAGTAAAGGAACAACTAACCAGAGATCCTTTACCGTTACCAACACTATGGCTTAATCCTGAAATTAAAGATATTGAAAAGTTTACTATGGACGATGTTAAATTAATTAATTATCAATCACATCCTACCATACATTTTCCATTCGCGACATAAATACTTATGTTAAAAGGAATAGCTAGATATGGAAGGTATTTATTGTATAGAGTGTACTATATCAGGTAGAAAATATTATGGTAGTTCGATGAATGTTGATAAACGATTAAAGCAACACCGAGATGATTTACAAAAACAAAAACATCATAATATTCAACTTCAACGATCTGTAGATAAGCATAGTATAGACAATTTTAAATTTTATCTATTAGAAGAAACACACTTTAATAATAGAAAACAATTACAAAATCTTGAGCAAACTTATATAGATAAGAATATAGGCGGATACAATATGGCGCCTGCCAATGGCGGTGATATTTTAAGTAATCATCCTGATAATATTGCGATTAGAGCAAAGATTCGACAGACTACTATTTTAAACAACCAATTACTAACTGTAGAAGAAAGAAAAGAAAAATACGGACAGCGTGGCGAAAATAATGGTAATTGGAGAAATGGCGGTAAATCATATAAACTTTGCCCTGTATGTAATGTTAATAAAATACAATACAAATCGAACTGCTGCGGAAAATGTAGAATCAGAACTAAAGAAAATAATTCGTTTTTTAATAAACATCACAGTGAACGCACCAAGCAAATGCTCAGAGAATCAAATAGTGGTGACAATAGTTGGATAAAAGGTATAGATCCTTCTTTACTTCCTTATACAAAATATTATATAATAACATATCCCAATGGAGAAACAAAAAAGGTAGCTGGATTAAAAGAAATTGCTAGAGAATTTAATGTTAGCATTACTAATGTATATAACACAATTAAACGAATGTCTCAAGGTAAACTACCAACCCGTAGTGTTTTTGCGGGACATTTTATTAAGGAATCAGACTAGATGGCTATGAATCACTCGCAAGCATTAAAGCACCAATGGCAGTCTAAGAAACCTGAAACACATAGAGTTCGACTATACAAAGACGAAATACACTTAAATGAAGTAACTACCATGCACCCAAATCAAATATTTTGGCAAGTGGCTAACAAGTTTAAAGAAACTCCTGTGGCTAAATGGGTAGATGAAAATGATATAGAAATTAAATGGGCAGAAGACGATCATTACATGAGTTGGCATAAGGTAATGATGATCTATGCTGATTTAACAGAAGCTGAGTATGTAGACTACGCACTTAGATTCTTTAATCACAGTAATGAAGCATGGAAATGAAAATTCTTGTATTAGGTAATGAAACAGACGTCACTGATCAAATGGTTTCAACCTTGGCTAATTCAAACGGATTAATTAATCACGGATTAATTTCAGATAAAGACTTTAATCCAACTTTATCTGGATATTACCATACTACAGTACTAGATATTCCGTCAGGAGCGATTGCGCATATAGCACATAAGTTTGATGCTGTACAAATGTTAGATCAACCTAAAGAATCTTATCCGCATTTTAAAACATTTTTAACTACCTTACGGTTAATGTCTGATCTAGAGTTGGATGGCGTTAACGTCATCTACAAAGAAAACAAATCTGCTAACATTTTAACTAAGTGGCGCGAATATTTAAAACAAAATCGCAGTTTTTGTTATGCGCCGTTTACTACAATAGTAGATAATGCTGGGTCTACTACTATCTGTAGTAAGAGTTATAAACCCTTGCATAAAATAGAATTTATACGCGATTGGAAAACAGACCCTGTATACCAAGAAGTGCGCGGCAAAATGCTAGCCGGCGAGTTGTTACCAGACCATTGTTCGGATTGTTATGATAGAGAAAAAGAAGGACTAGAGGAAAGCGCACGTCAATTTGAAACGTTAGAGTGGGCTATAAAGTTGTCAGCCGAAACCCCTGAAGATTTTGTTCAATTAACAAACCCATATTCAGTTGAAATACGTCCAAGCAATAAATGCAATATTATGTGTAGAATGTGCGATGATGGGCATAGTCATTTATTAGAACGTGAATGGAAAGAAATTGGCATTCCGTTGAGTAATTGGAAGTTTACTAATACTCCTTTCGATAAATTAGATTTTACACACTTACAACGAATTTATGTAGGTGGTGGTGAGCCTACGGTTATGCCAGAGTTTTATGAATTTTTAGAACAATGTATTAGCACCGGCAACACTAGTTTTGAATTATTGATAGGTACCAACGGAGTTAAATTTAGTAACAAACTAGTCAATCTATTAGATCAATTTAATAATGTAACTTTGGCATTTAGTTATGACGGGTACAAACAAGTCAATGATTATATCAGATGGAAGAGTGACTTTGATACTATGGTAGAGAATGGCCGCATGTTACAAGAACACGGTCATACTATATCACTACAAACAGTTTTTTCTATGTGGAATGCTACTAGCATACACAAAATATTTGAATTTTTTGATAGAGAATATCCGGACTCCGGATTACTAGTTCAAGTGGCCAATGGTTATGGTGGTATATACTTGCCATACAACCATCCTAGACCCGACTTGGTATTAGAGTCCATGCGCTTATGCCAACAAACGCAGGTCTATTACACCAATGGCAGATCTATTAAGAGTCTAGTAGATCTTATGGTGGCGCACTACAGTAACCCCGACTATACAGTTGATGTAGAATTATTAAGAAAATTTTATGAATTCAATGATAAGTTAGATAAGTCTCGGAATTGTAAGTTAGTTGATTACATTCCTGAACTTGAAGAAGCCAGAACCTTATACCTATAGGAGTGAAAATGGTTGAATATGAACAAGAAGATTTAGATCGCGCACATGAGCTATACGCTCGAGGTTATGTGCTCAACGAACACACAGAAGAAAATATCGTCCACTGTGCTAGAAAGTATTATATTGTTAGACAACGAGCTTGGAGGGAAGATAGAAATGGCATCACTTAAAGACTTAGTTAAACAGGCATTAGAAAAGAAACAAGCAGAGCAACACGCTAATAACACAGACCTAACAGTAGACACCGGTAAAGGTGCTCCTAAGGGTAAAATAACTTCAAACAAACCTGCTAAGAAATCAGCCGGTCGCGGTCGATAATGCGCAATCTAGTTGTTGGTGATATTACTAGAGACTTAGCGTTATGGTCTCGAGAGAATTTCCCAACTAGTCAGTTACTAACTGACGATAATTTTGATTTTTCAATTAACAGCGCAGACGATTTTTACACATCATTGGCAGATTTGTCAAGAGAAAATTTTATTCAAGCGATTTTAGATGCGGATCGGGTTATATATAAAAAACCCGGCCGCTGGACTGATTTAGATCTTAGAGATCAAACTCATCAAATATTTTATCAAACTGATAGGGTCATTGAAAATTTTACTATTGTCGATCTTGATGTAGATCATGGGAATTTATTAAGTTTATACGCTGATCGAAAATCAACAGGCAACCAAGTTTGGGTAACTGGATGTAGTTTTGCTTATGGTATAGGAGTTGACAGTCAAGAACGATACGGTGAATTATTTGCTGAAGTTAGCCAGCTACCTGTATCTTTTTTAGCCGCCCCAGGCACATCGATTCCGTGGGCCGCTGATCAACTACTAAGATCAAATATTAAACAAGGGGATATTATACTATGGGGATTAACTTCTATTAATAGATTCGAAACTTATAAAAATAGGATCGAGCTTTCTATAACATCGACTACTCTTTCAAATAAATGGTTGGATCTAAATAATAAAATACTTCGCACAGCTAAAGATGAAAATATTAAATTAATGTGTAACAGATTTATCACAGCTATTGATAAATTAACTAGCCAGGATAAAAACGAATTAGAACTAGCATTAATATCAGATGACCGACTAATGGCATCAATTAAGTCAATTTTTCAAGTTATGAATTTTTGTAAACAACTAGATGTAAAATTAATAATATTCCTACATGATCTGTCTACTGATGAATTTGAATACTTTTTAATGAAGTATATTTCATTAATGGACAATTTTGTACATATAACACCAATAATTGATTATGGTAATTCGGGCACACAGCATCCCGGACCTAATACACATCGTAATTGGGCTAACGAGTTAATTAATTTCGCAAGGGAGAAGAAATATATATGAAATATTTAGTAACTGGTGGTGGTGGCTTTATTGGGCATAATGTTGTACGTTTCCTAGAAGACTTAGGGCACGAATGTATCGTAGTAGATACCTTTACTAATTACGGGTTTGTACCACACGGTGAGATGGTGTATCTTTCACAGGCCCGCCAACGACGTATTAGAAGCGAAGTGTATACCATCGATATCCGTAACCAGGCTGTGATTAACGGACTGGTAGTTAATCATCAAATTGATGCCATTATACATTTGGCCAGTTACCCTCGACAAAAAGTAGTAGAGCAAGATCCAATCTTAGCCGCAGACGTAATGTCAGTAGGACTCGTCAACCTATTAGAAGTTGCCAAACAACATTGTAAAAAGTTTGTCTATATTAGTTCAAGTATGGTCTATGGTGACTTTACTGCTGATGTAACTGAATCAGCTACGTGTAACCCAATTGGCCAATACGGTATTATGAAGTACATGGGTGAGAAACTTGTAGAAGACTACAGTCGCCGTGGTTGCTTTGAGCATGTGATTATCCGTCCAAGTGCTGTATATGGTGAATGGGATGTCGAAGACCGTGTTGTAAGTAAGTTTATGACCAAGGCTATGCGTGGTGAAACACTTAAAGTCAACGGTCCCGATGAAGTCTTAGATTTTACCTATGTAGAAGATACTGCTATGGGCATCGTACTTGCGGCAACTAAAGATGAGGCTAATGGTAATATCTATAACATTACACGTAGTGAAGAGCGTCAGTGGACCCTTAAAGATGCTGCTGAACTAGCAGTTAAGATTGCTGGCTCAGGTAGTTTAGAGATAGCACCACGTGACTTAAGTTTTCCTAAACGTGGTCGGTTAGATATCACACAGGCTATAACAGATTTAGGTTATACACCTAAAGTAAACGTAGAGGAAGGTTTCCGTAGATACCATGAGTGGTACCAGCAAAATCCCGTTCTTTGGCGTAGATAGACAATACGCTAATATCCGCAAAGAGATACTTGATGTGACAGACCAAGTATATGCTTCTGGACGAGTCCTTGACAGTGCCTACACTAAGAATTTTGAACAGACTATAGCAAAGATGACAGAGCGTCGTTATGCTATAGCAGTCAACAGCGGAACACAGGCTCTTATATTTGCCTTACGTAATATAGACTTTTACAGTCTATTCAAAAAGAACAAAGTTCTAATCCCAGCACAGAGTTTTGTTGCCACAGTTAACTCAGTCATTGAAGCAGGTATGGATCCTGTGTTTTGTGATGTAGATCCAGTAACTGGTTTAATTGACTTAAACAAAATTAATGTAGCACCAGATGAACTTGCGGCTGTTATGTACGTAAACTTGTTTGGCAATATCATTGATTACGATAAACTTCAAACGTACAAAGAGTTTTGGAACAAACATAGCATACCGGTAATCGAAGATGCCGCACAATCGTTCGGTGCTTACTATCGTGGTGTTCCTAGTGGCAAGCTAGGCGATATCAGTGTGTTAAGTTTTGATCCTACTAAGAATTTAAACAACTACGGAAGTGGTGGTATGGTACTCACAGATGACGCAGACTTTGCTGAACTGTGCCGTAGCTATCGTGACAATGGTAAGTTCCACGATCATAACGTTGCCGGCACTAACAGTAAAATGAGCGAAAGTGACTGTGCTCAAATGCTGGTTAAATTAAAACACTTCAACAGTTGGCAGGCTCGTAGAACACAGATAGCAGAATACTACACTAGTGAGCTAGATGGTTATGTTGATCTTATTCCTGTTGATAGTAGAGTAGAACATGCCTGGAGTAAGTTTGTATTTCACATTGAACATAGACGCATGTTCCAAGACCAGTTAACTCAACACGGAATTGAAACTAGAGTACACTACAGTGTACCACTGCATGCTCTTAATATATCTAGTAATTTTGACCCTGGTCTGTTATTGGGTGCTGAAGATTTTAGCCGTACCTGTTTAAGTTTGCCTATCTATCCAGAGCTAATGGATGCGGAAGTTGAGCATATTGTAGATATAATTAAACAGTATACTTTTTAGCCCAGTAATCTTTTAACCAAGCCCATTCAAAACTCAATAAGAGTTTATCCATATCGCCACCGACTTGTTTGTAGTAATTAACAGCATCTTTAGCTCCACATAAGCTCCATTCAGCACAGTTACCCTCTGCTTGAGTAAGCCATACGTCTAAGCGATATTGACTTTCAACACTGGCTGTTTTAACCACGTCATCTTTAAGTTTTAACACTTCTCTAAAGGCAGTGCGCCATGTTAGTTCGGGTGTAGTATTATAATGCGCTGTTGCGCTTAGTAGAGGCACTACAGCGTGTGCTGCGCTTAAGGTAAAGTCTAGCCCGTGCGTTTCTGTAGCCAGCGTTAAACGACGATTGTATGCGATTACACCCATATGTCCGTACTCTAATCCGTTTACTGGATTCTTACTGTGGAATATGTAGTGTTTAGGCCCTTGTAAGTAGTCCGGTTGCCAATCCCAATCAAAGTCTAGATTAACTTCTAACTTAGCAAACACAGCAAAGAACCAAGGTGTTTTACTTAATTCAGCAGCGGCTTTGTAAGCGGCCACACGACCGTTCACTCCGTCTACGCGATGTACTGACCTACGTGTAGTATCCACGCAGTCTAATAGGTGTTGGTGCCAACGGTCAGCATCTGGTTCGCCATTGCTAATATAAACAATATCCAAAGAACCATCTAAAACCATCGGCATCTTGTTGATATAAGGATAATCGTAGGCTTGTGTACTAATGTAATTTTTGGCCTCTCTAGGCACCAAAACTGAGCTGTTTCTAGACGAAAATGACGTCAATTTCTTGTCTTTTTCACTCCAAACGCTTGGGTTATACTGTATGTCACTGAAGTATGGAACAAACCATGTATAAGGATGTTTAAACTCGTGCTGTTTGATCGCTTCAATTAAGTTATCACTGTCGTAAGTTACATAAGGTATGGGTAGTCTAGGTACACGCTGTTCTTCGCAGTAGTTAATAACATTAAACCAGTCCAGCATATCTAGTTCAACCATTTGCTTTTTAAATGATTCAACGTGTATATAGAATGTGTCGCCACGAGCTTGATTGGCACTAGGGAACACGTGTATCATTTCTCGTTGCCAAGGTTCGGGTTGCCAACTAAAATCGAAGCGATCATATGAGCACAGGCTACTAGTAATCCAAACATATTCTGTTGTAGCAGTCGTCATAATACGTTTAAATGTTTCTAAGTAGTTCGTAACATAACGTGTAACCTTAACCTTGTTAAAACGGTCTTGTGTGCGTTTTAGACCACCATCGTCATCATTACCGTGGTCTACATAGTAGATATCATGTAGATCATCGGGTATATAAACAGGTTGATCTCGAACAAAGTTTAGATTAGGGAATTCTTCTATAGATTTAGCCCATTGACTATTGCGCTCAAATTCCCACTTGTTGATTAAGAAAGTATCTGACCATTTTTGATGTTGCGAGCCAAACACATGTGTCATATAACTTTGCCAGGGTTGGGCATGCCAATTAAAGTCAAATTCATCGTAGATGTTTTCACTACTAATAACCCAGAACTTACTAGTTTTTGCTCGTGCCACACAACGACAAATTGTATCTATTATTGTGTTAACATAACGTACCTTTTGTATATGTGGATATTGTACTAATAATTTTTCGTAGCGTTTAGTAG